ATAGCTGTTGATAAACTTCTGAAATCTGGATAGAATCCACCAAGTTCTTCTACAAAAATATATTCATTATTTAAAATTTCTTTTGCTTTTTGTATGTCTTTATTGCATTTTTTAAGTAAATTTTTTACTGCTGCTCCACATATAGTAAAGTATTCGGACCAGTTATAATATGATAATTTTTTACCAGTCACCTTACAAGTTGGACAAAATTCTGTGGAAAATATTTGTGTATCATAAAAATCAATAGCGGCGGATTCACCGTTTGTTTTTTTGATTTTTTTACAATTTTTAAGTAGTTCATGAATGTTCATGAATATACTTACAAACAAGTAGGGTGTTTTCTAGTCTGTTTTTATATTAAATTTATTATAAAACTCTCCTATTGTAATTTCTTCTATTTCACCTGTTTTTTTGTTTTTTATTTTTATTAAAGTGTTAAAAGTAAGGCACTTACCTGATTGGCGAGAACTTAATACGATATTAAATCTTTCATTTTTAAAAGCTTTTAGAAGTCTTTTTTGATATTTATATAATTCAATTTTCTTTTTTCCTTCATCCAATGTTGTTATATAAAAATACTGCTCTGCGAAATGTAAAATACTCTTGTTACAGAGCTTCAATTCCTCTATCATGGAATCTGTCCATTTGAATTGGGAATTTCCTCTTAGTAAATTTTCATTACCTTTATAAAATGCACCATCGACTAGAATTTCTTCAGTATCTAGATTATTTACATCATTTTCATTGTCTTCTATTTTCTTTCTTCTGCCCATAGTAATAAATACTTATGCGAGTAATGAAAAAATTAAACTTTGAACGTGCTTATAACAAAAAAAGAATAAACAAATACTGGGATTATGTATTTGATTATGAATCAAAGTGGAAATTTTTCAATTTGAATATAAAAAATAAAAATGGAATATGGAGTTCTTTGCAATCTACTATAGAAAAAATAGTAGATGATGGTTCTATATCAAATGTAGATATAGATCATTTTTTAAATACTAATCCAGATATTGAATTAGAAATAGATTTTTTTGTTAATGAATTACCGGAAATATTTTTTTTTAGATCGAAAAATAAAATGTATTGTTATGCTGTTAATGTTGTTAGATCTGAAAAAAATAAAAAAAATAAAATATTAGCAAGATTTTATTTTGATATAAACGAATTTGTCAATTGTTAATTTGCCTTTTTATTTCATTTAAAATTACATAGACATAATCGGGTTGTAAAAATTTTATTTTTGTTCCGGCTTCTGGCATTTTGATAGGATTTATAATTTGGTTATAAGAACACAGCAACCACCACAATTCCATAGTTGCATATATTTTATATGATATGGAAACCCATGTATCATTATAATCGATCGAATATTCTCCCTCCAATTGACTATTCTCTGATGGAAATATGTTTATATTTCTTAATAAATTATAAAAACGCATACTACTTTCTTCATCATTATAAATATTGAAAAAGTTTTCATATCTATAAACAGAGAGTGGTGGCAAATCTGGTATATTATTTTGAGTATCCATATTTTATCCTGGTGCTCCTACTTTTCCTAAAAGTTCTTTTACCCTATTTACACCGCTTTCTAGTCCTCCTTGTAACACACCTCTACCTATAACATTCACAGAACCATGTCCCAATGCACCCGCAAATATATTAGAGCTACTGGCCACTAATTGTTTAAGTGTTATACTAACCTTATATGCTTCTGGTGTTAATATTGAGGTTCCACCATATTCAGATAATTCTCTGGTTGTTCCTATACTTTCTATATCTAATGCTTCAACATAAGCCGCTGGCCAATCTAATCCACCTAAACAATTTTGAGTTTTTACAGTGTATATTTTTGGTGGGATGTACGTCAAAAAAGTATTTCTTGTTTTTAAATTTTGAAAAGTTAAAAGAGATACTAATTTATAATTATTATAAGCATCTTTTGTTGTAACAGTATTATATAAAGGAAAGGTAATAGTTATAGATTCTGGTGTTGTCCCTTTAAATTCTTGAACTTCTTCTAACCCAAAATCTCCAAGTGTACCAACACCCAACGCAACAGCTTTTCCTAATACACTACCAACACCAGTACTAGCCTCTCCCCCATTTCCACCCAAAAAATTATTTATACTGAACTCTGTGGGTCCCCAACTATTACGTATTGTTCTAATTTTATCACCATCTTTTAATAATAAAGGTAAATTATACTCAAATTTAGTAGGTTTACCACTATATAATGCGGTATATGGATCAAGTTTACCAGCTTGTGCCCAATTACTTGCAGTATCAACGATTCTTGCTAACATTTGTGCCCAAACACCAAATTCTAATTCATATTCAACTAAAGTTATGGATGGAACCTCATCTGTACTACCCGCATTTTTCCATCTAAAATTATCAACTACGTTTATTCTCCCACTTCCATTCGGAACTGCATATAGCGGAGCTTTTGATATATTAATACCAGGAATAGTTATAGGAAATGGTTTTGAAACTAAGCTGAACATAGTAATATTTATTAAGCAAATTCTCCTTGGATTGATCTTCTGTAGTTATAGATAGAATCTGGTCTTGTACCACTCAATACAACGTCCATCATATTTCTACTGGAACCACCACCCGATGTGTTAGAAATTACAACCGAGGATGGGGAATTGTTGTTATTATTTAAACTTTCTGGTAATTTATATATACCCTTATTTATAGATTGCACCAAGGTTGTTAATTCTCTAAGTGCTTTATCAAAAACTCCGTCTGTTTTATATGCTAGTATATTGTCATTCTCATTTAAAACATTTGCGGTATTTGTATTTTTATCAAAAAGAATAGAATTACCTTCTGTACTGGTCATTAAATTTTTGAAAGAAAAATCATCTCGCGGAGTCTCCTTATAATCAGCCATTGTTGTATATTTTTGTGGCGTTTCCGTTTCTTCTTGAGATTGTTCTGATGGTTGAGGATTTTTTCGGTTTTTTGCGTCTTCTTGTTGTTTTAATCGTTCTTCTTGAGATTGTAACAAATTTGTTAATGTATCAAGTCGTTGTTTCATGTCTTTTTCTTCATATCCTGTAAGGTTATTTGAAGGAAGGGACATTTCTTCTTGTATTCTTTGATCTCTTGACTTTTCACTAAAAAGGTTATACCCTATTCTATTTTTTAATATATCTTCTAATTTTTTTCTAGTTTCGTATATTTCTTTTTGTAATTTAATTTTTTCTTGTGTGAATTCATCTACTGTTTTTTGGTTAAATATTATTTTATTTGGATTTTGATTCTTAACTTTGTTAAGAACTGCTCTAGCTTGTTTTTGTTCATCTGATACAACTTCTTTATTTAATTTATCGGTTACGCTTAATGCGTTTTCATCTATTGTAATATCTCCTGTTTTATCATCATATGATACTCCCAACCATTCTGCTATTGCGCCTCTCATTCCGCCAATTTTTGGCACAAAACTACACATCCACCTAAACATACTCTTTTTTAATTCATCATTAAATTTTGCAAAAGTAAACCCTTCTCCTTTTTCTGTTCCAAATGCATTTGCATTCCCCATCGCTTGCAATATACCAGGAAGAGGTCCTAGAAATGGTGTTTTATTTAAATAATCTAAGCCACCTTTCCAATTTCCTTTACCCAATTCCCAAAAACCTCTTCCCCAGTTTATAAACCAACCAACAACAGGAATATCTTGAAGACAATCCACTATTTTATTAACATAATCCATTTTTATAGATTGTTGCGCCTCGGTAGTTGCACCAGCACCCGCTTTATAATCTAAAAACCCATTTAATGCAGCAGCACCAAGAGATAATGGTAATGCTAATGGTGCTAATGGAGTAAATTCTAATAAATTTGCAATACCTCCTACTAAATCTATTATACCACCCGTTATATCATCTCTTTTAAATCTATCATAAGCAAAATAGAAACTGATTAAAGAACCGATTAAAGGTATTCCTTTCATCGCAACGGTTCCCATTCCTTTAAATAATCCGCCTGCTATTTTCGGCAACAATGTTTTAAAAGACATCGGAGCGGCTTTAACCCCTTGTTTTATTACATCATCACCAAACCCCAATTTAAAAATAGCACTAAGACCACCTTCTAAAAGATCACCAAACGTTATGAATGCCTTTCCAACTAAATTAAAAAGCCACCCACCTTTAATTTGTAAACCACCCATTGTGAAAAATTTACCTATTCCTTCTACAATTCCTTGAAATTTATCAAAAACATCTAATTTTAAATCCAATTTATTTTCCAACCAAGGTTTTATGTGATCTTTCCAGAATGCCGCAACTAATAATGATCCCACACCACCAGCTAATAACAAACCACCCAATGAAGATAACCATCCTCCCCCATCACTTTTTTGTTTAGATTGTTCGGGACCAAGTTTACCTATCCTTTTAAGATTTTCGGTGTTTATACCACCTAAAACAACACCTAATTTATCAATAGATTCATCAGCAAGGATGAATGTTTGTTTTTTTGATGTAAATGTTTGCTGTTCTGTTATCGGTGCTTGTTTATTGTTAGGTATAACAGAAGAAATATCTGTATTATTTAATTTTTCAGTAGCCGGTTTATTGTCAAAATTTAAATTTGTTTCAAATTTATCTAAATTTTTTTGTAAAACTTCTTTTGTTTTCTTTTTATATTCTTTATGTAATTCTTTTAAACCAAAAGGATCTCCTAGTTGTTCTAAAACATCTTTATTTTTTGGATCTTCTAATTTTTTTTCTATAGTCGTATAATATTTTTTTGCTTTATTAAAAGTTGGAATTACATACTTGTCTTTGAAATCTTTTTTTAGATTTTGTAAGTAATTTAACCCTGTTTCATCAGAAGTAAGCAACAGTTTCAAAACTTCGGTAGAATCTACCTCATTAGAAACAAATTTTGATAATACTTCGTCTATAGAAACTGTATCCGGCATATATTAATACTTAGATTAATATATGTTTTTAATTCAAAAATAATATACTATCAATATTTAAAACTTTTGTATATGTTTTACCATTCTCTTCTATGGAAATGGTTAATATAGAATCAATTTCAGCTTTCCATTTAGAAACCAATTGCAAAACTTTCTGCAAAATACCACTAGGTAGCTTTTCTACTAACTTTATTTTTTTAATAAAATCTACGTTTTGAAAATTTAGGTCATTTTCATTGATATATATATTTTTTATATATTTTGTTGTTTCTCCTATAAAAGCTTCTGATATAATTTGTTGAATTTCATCATTATTCTTAATATCGTCTACTTTTTTCTCTTTTTTATGAATTTGTTCTTCATATTCGAGTTCTTTTCCAATTGTAGGAACAGAAATTTCCAATTTCACCTTAATATTTTGATTATCGAACTCCAAAAACTGATTTTCCGGTGTTTCAAAGGTCTTGAACTTCTCAATAATAGGGTTTAAACTTACTTTTTTTACAATATTATCAGTTTCATCAAAAGTTATAGATGTTTCTTCTGATGTTTTATCTTTTAATGATATTGCAATAGAAAATTTATCATAAATAGTAAAATCTTTTAGATCTTTTATGTTTTCTTTATCTAAAAAGTTAGAATTTAGTATTTCATATAGGTTTTTTATGAATGTTGTGTTATAAACAGACGAATTCATAGCAGAACTCAACATAGTTTTTTGTTGTTTGGCATCGATTTCTTTAAAAAGATACTCTTTTTTCTTAGAGGGTATCCAAACATTAACACTAAACACCTCAGATATCGTATCCAATGCACGTAAAGCATCATCAAAGTTTAAAATATTCACATTTTCTTGTTCCATATAGTATTAATTAGGGGGGATATCACCAAATTCAACTGCTAAATCTTCAACCGCTCTGGAATTTCTTCGATTTTCCATGTCATTTGATATGGTATCATCATTAGATTCTTTGGTTTTTTGTTGGGCTTTTATAAAAGATATGAAAACTTTTCTTTCAGATGGCGATATATTCATCACATAGTCTGAATTAACATGAAAATTGGATAATATATAAATTTCTTCATATACACTCTTCGGACTTTGTGAGAAAAAGATCCTAAGAAAGTCAATGAAAAACAAATTATAGAAATTAAACTTTTGATCTTTGAAATGTTCTATATTAAATATGTTTTCCTCGCTTAATTTGGTGATACAATTGATTAAGAGCTTCTCAACCTTGTCTTTTATTGATACTGGGAACGTTTCATATGCTTTTAATCTTTGCTGGTATGAATAACCATCAAAATCTATGACATCATTCTTAATTTTTATGTTTTTTATGAAAAAAGGCAATGAATCTAGCACCTTTTCACCCATATGCTTATCACTTAACATGCTTTCATACAAATAACCAACACTTTGTATTGGTGGATAGCCTAATGTTATCAAAAGTTCTTTATCTTCTTCGTAAACATAGTGTTCTTTTAGTGCATTTATCGACAAATTGACTAAATTTTGCATTATATCCGATAAATTGATCTTTATTTTAATATTTTCGACATCTTCTCTGTCAGATTTCATATTAAATTCTATAATATTGCCAATACTAACGATTCTTAGCTTCAAACAAAACAAAACATATTCTATTATGTTTAATTTTTCAAAATCTTCTTTGTTTTCCACACATTCTTTAATAATTTTAAAGAAATTTTCATGATAATCTAAATAAAATTCCGGCGATTGTGGATAATATAAATTTATTTTTTCAATATCCAGTTGATTTTTTGTATTTAACTCTTTAAAGTTTATAACTTTATCAGAAAATGGAAAATCTGTTCTATATAAAAACATATCGGTCATGTTTATAATTAAAAGAACACATTAAAAAATCAATTTATATTATATTTCTATTTAACTTTAACAAAATCTCTTTGCCTATATTCATTAAAATTCCCACCTATTTTATTTCTACTTTGTCTTAAAAAATTTGTGAAATTTCCAATTATAGAATTGTCGGTAGTTATCATTCTAGAAGTATCTGCATCTTGAACCATGTATCCATCATATGCAAAGGTAACTGTGCTGTATTTTAAACCATCCTGAGCATATGAGTACTCTTCCCCCTCAATAGATATTGGTGCTAGGTTATAAAACCTATATAGTTTTCGTACCAACATTGGATTACCAGCACCCGCTTTTGCCAGCATTATAATATCTGCAAATCTGCACTTAACGGCTTTGGGGGAATCTGCCGCTCTTGCTACTAAACCATTATAACCAACCAAAACAACCCATGGTCTAATTATTAGATCTAAAAAAGAAGCATTAGTTTCTAGAAAGGTAACACTCAATGCCTTATATTTCTCTCTATTAGACGCTGTGGCGGGTGCTTGGAATCCACCATATGATAATCCCTCATTACCCGCCGATATTCTCTCAGATGGTAAACTTACTTGCCTAGCAAAAACACAACCTGTCATGTTTTGATCAGCATATTGTAAACCACCATCTAATAAATGACGAGTAGTATTAGTAGATATGTCCCACCCCGCATTAGCAAAGTTGGATTCCCTTTGTTTTAATTGCCTTGTTAAATTAGAATTTAAAGCATTGACAGAACTAAAATCAAAATAAATATACCATTGACTCGCTAAAGCAACGTTCGTGGACCATTTTCCTAATAAACTTAAATAATAAGAATAAGGACTATTTTCTTGATTATAATAAGAAATAGACATATATAATATTTACGTCTATTTCTTTATTTTTTAGTTGGAATTGGGTGAAAGTCTCCAGTATTGATATGCAAGAGTTGCTTGTTGTTTCATTATTTCACCAGCAGTGGTGATATCTAAATTAACATCACCAACTGATTGACAATAAACACCATAAAATGTATAAGTTCTAAGTGCTTCACCTTTTTTATCAATTAAAACCATTACCATTTGATTTTTAACCGAAGTACTTGGAATATTATAATCACCGGAACTATCAATGTCATTAAATACTTCTCTTGTCCATTGTTCGAATTTTCTTCTTACAGATAATCCTTGTGGCACTCTGAATGTTATATTAAAGGCACCGCTATTATTATAAGTAGCTGTACCAGGGACGTTAAATACCAATCCCATAAAAGGAACTTGTATATTTGTGATAGATCTTCCTGGTAATGTAGTTGATTCTACATATAATAATTCCCCATCATCAAATCTATTGTCTCCCAATCTAATAACTCTAAATAAATTGGTTCTTGCAAAATCATTTGCAGCTGCTGTGCTGTAAAAATTCTCAATTCCGTATTTATCTAAATATTTTCCACCTATTTTTTTATATTCTGGTATGTTCATAGTTTTAAATATTTATCTTACGAGATCAATTCTTCGAAGTTTACGCCGGTTCTGGTTGCTATGAAATCTGCTAATATGAATTCGGCTGTTCTCACAGGTTGAATATATATAGAAACTCTCATTTCGTTATTATCAATTGTACTGGGAGGATTGTTTCTCTCATCACAAACAATTGTATAATCATATAAACCATCGTTCAATCTCGCATCATCAAAAAGTGGTGTTAATGCACCAACAACTCGGTTTCTAGTTGTAAACGAATTAGGTTCGAATATAAAAAGTTTTAAAATGTCTTTTGTTGTTTTTTCCAATGTTAAGAAAAGTCTGCGTACATTTACTCTATCGAATGCTGATGGCTTACGGAAAAGGGTTTTTTGTCCAAATATTACGTTTCCATCATTAACAAAGAATGCAATAGGATTGATGTTTATTTTGTATAATAAATCTCTTTGTTTTTGTGTTGGATTTATTGCTAAATCTATAACATTTACTAATTTTCCTCTATTAAAACCTGCGGGTGCAGACCAAGGATATGCCACTTGAGCGGATGTTGCATATACGGAGGCAACATAACCAGAAGCTGGTATCCAACATAAAGTATCAGAAGAATTATCGTTTGTTCTTATCCAGTTCGCATATGTTGCAATATAACTAGATTCTACAGATGAATATAAATTCTTAAGCGGCCAATATATATCATTAGAAAATACAAAGCTCTTATTCTTTGATAATTTTGTATTTGATCCTTGTACGAAAATACTTCTTAAAGGATCTGATATGAATACGTGATCTTTTCTGGTTTTATCAGCAAAGGCATAAAATTGATTTATGACTTTTAGATATTCATCTCTAGCAGTACATGCTGGATCAGAACCTGTAGTATCTTTTAATCCAGTATTTGCAACACCACCATTTGTTATGTCTAAATTATATAAATCATCAAAAATAAGAGGTTGTGAAGAAAAATTAGAATTTAATTTTCTGGATTTTGCACTTGCCCATATTGTTCCTAAACCGCATTCTGCGATGACATCAACAACCAATGTATCATCATTCTCGATGCATCTTAAGGCTCTTTCCAATTTATTTGGAACATTATCGACAACCTTAGAATTTTTATCTGTATCGGAGACATATACACCAATACCATATAGATTTTTAGCACCTTTAGAAATTCTAACGCGTTTTCTAGGTTTTCCGTCATCAGTAATCCAATTACCAATTTGTGATATATAAGGATTTGTAATAATTCTAATATTATTAGATTTTGTATTTACGACATTATCCAAAAATGATGTGCTAGGTGATCCACCATTTGGATTGTTCAACTGTCTCAATGAATATAATGACCCAGTGTTAGATTCTGTAACAACATAATCAAGAGTTACTGTATCTTGTTGATATATGGAAGGTCTTAGTTTGAAAATCATTGATGTCAAGTAATCATTAAAAAGTTCAGATGAGAAATCATAACCAATAGGTGCGCTTTCAATAATTTCCGAAATACTATTATTAAACAATGAATTTGCAGTACCAGACAATGCGAAATTAAACCTATTATTTGGTACTGTTACGAATGTTTGAACATCTCCTGATATACCAGTATATGATCTAACACCAGTAATTGAATCGAAATTAGTTGAAGGGTTGACTCCACTATTATCGGAAAAACCAATATAATAACCTTGATATATATTATTAATAGTAGTTTTAGCATCATTTACTACTACTAATCCACCATATCCCAATTGACTGAAACCACTAATAGCAGATGTATTATATGCACTAGTCCATGCAACATCATTAGTAACCAATTTTTGATAATCCGAATCGGTTATTACAATCGATTTGGGTTCCATTACAGTATAGACTTCTGCATCTTCATAAGAAATAGCAGTAGTAGATGCAGTATATGATGTAATAACAGAAACTATCGTGTTATTATAAACAACATTTCTAGTGTTTTGTGTTGTGAATTTAAATTCACTTAAACTTTCCACATCATATCCCAAATATACAGGATATCCACCACTTAGTGCAATCACATTATTAAATGTACTTAAAGCTGCAACTATAACTTTATCTTCTGCTTTAATAGGAAATACTAATGCACTTCGTTTATTTGAAAAACCATCTCCGAAATTTTCACCATATGGTAATCTGGTCACCAATAAATTTGCGGGTGATGTTGTCAAAAGTTGTCTAGCAGAATGGTATAAATATCTTTCTGCTGCATTCGTAGGAAGACCAAAAATAGTTTCAAATTCTGAAACACTAGTAACATTTATAATTTCATCTGTTGGACCTTGTGCCGCAAATCCGGTTATGAATACATTAGTTTCTCCGCTTGGTCTTGCTATTAAACTCAAGTCAACTTCATTTATTTGTACGCCTGGTGATGATATAGTTCTGGATGCCATAATTTATATAACTATTTATCTTGAAAAATTACCATTTATGAATAATTGTTTTAACACAACCTTAGAATAAGTAATATTATGACTAATTTTGATTTGAAAGTATCTAAAATATTAGAAGAAGCTGCTAAATGCACCGGTCCTACTAAGAAAGCATCGTCTACTGCAAAGGGAAAGAAATGGATGCAGTGTGTTAAAAACCCAAAAGGAAAGGGTTATAAACGAGTACATTTTGGTCAAAAGGGAGTAAAGGCTACTGGAAAAAGCGGTAATACTAAAAGAAAAAAAAGTTTTCGAGCCAGACATAAATGCTCCTCCGCAAAACCAGGTACAGCAAAATACTTGAGTTGTAAAAATTGGTAATATAAAAATAAAAATATGAACAAATTCGATCAAATAATTAATGAATTCAGCCAACAATTAACTTTAAACAAAGATAATATAGAAAAAAAACTAGCACCACTATTAAAAGGTGCTGATACTCAAACTAAAGGTGTTTTAAATACCATAGGTGATATTTTTAGTGATACTACAGAAATTGATCCGAAAGATGTTGAAACTAAAAATTTATTTGATAAGCTTATTGATGATAATACACCAGATGAAGAAAAGATAAAAATTAAATTGGATCTAATAAATAGAGGAATTTTACCACCAGATCAAAAAGAAGAAGATACAACAACCGCACAAACATCTACTCCAAATATTAAACAATCAACATCATCAACATCACCAAAATCTTCAACATCAATTTCAAATTCTATCAGTTATAAAGTATAATTTATGAGTAAAAAACGCCCCGTTAAAGGGATAGGAACAGCTGAAACGATTGCTGTTCAAAACGAAGACAATTCACCTTATGTTTTCCAAAAGGAAAAAATTAAATATGAATTGCAGATAAAGGATTTACCTTGGACAGATAGGCAAAAAGAAATTATTAATACCTTTTTGGATAAAAAAACTAAAGTTTTATTGCTGAAAGGTCCTGCTGGAACATCCAAAACAACTTTGGCAATGTATTGTGGTTTAACTCTTCTAAATAAAAGAAGAATTTCCGATCTAGTATTGGTGCGATCAGCCGTAGAATCTTCTGATTCAAAGTTAGGCTTCTTGCCAGGAGATATTATGGAAAAGTTCAATGTATATTTGACACCATTCCATGATAAATTCTCGGAACTATTAAACAAAGTACAAATAGACAGGCTACAAAAAGACAATAGAATCACAATTTGTCCTATAAACTTCGCAAGAGGTTTACATTTTTCTGCAAAATTTGTATGCGCAGATGAGATTCAAAATTTTTCTAAACGAGAAATTCATACTATAATGAGCAGAATTGGTGAATTTTCAAAGGTATTCTTGTGTGGTGATCCAGAACAAAGCGATCTACCGATTGGAAAGTCGGGCTTTAATAAAGTATATGATCTTTTCAACAACGATGAAGCAAAAGAAAATGGAATTTTCTGTATGGAATTGACCGAGGCTGATATTGTTCGTTCTGAACTTTGTAAATATATTACACATAAATTTAAAGAATTACAAACATCGGAACAGCAAAAACCCGATAAAGATTGTTGGAAACCGTCCGAAGGAAAGTAAATATAATAACATGAATAATAAACCACAACATAAAACTCTATCTAACATACCAATTGGTTGTACCTTCTGTGGTGCTACTGTTCATGGTAAAATTTTAGAAAGCAAGAACGGCGAAAACCAAATTAAATGGGTTTGTCCCAGGTGTTCAAATTTGGTAAAGGTCGGGAAGGTCTAAATAATGGTAAATTTGAAAAAAATCTTGAACGAAGACGTTGGTAGTATTTGGTCTCCTAGACAATACCAAGCCAGTAGTATGGCACCACGGAAAGATCAAGGTCCACTCTTTTCTCAAAAAGATGGTAAAAATTTCCCATATCAACAAAATTCACCTCCCATATTCCCCCCAAATTTACCGCAACCAGAAGCACCAGAGACCATGCCTTGGCCTTTAGAGAATATAAATAGTGATTTGGCGGATGGTTTTGTTTTTATATTAGCTGCTGCTAAAAAGATAAGTCAATGTGAGAAACAAAATAAAAAATTGACTAATAAACAAAGAGAACATTTATTTTCAAATTTCAAATTGTTGATTAAAATAACAAAGGCAATACAAAAAGTGGGAATGGAATTACCTAATGTTGTAAACATGGCATCTAATGTAGATTCTCCGATTCCAATGGAACCTTATCAGTCTCCATACATACCATCTACTACAACTAGCACATCGAGAGATACTGCAAATATACAATCACAAAAATTATAAAGTATTGACATTTTTATAAAAATATCATAATATATTTTTATGATAAAAATTGATAATACTTTTAAAAATTTGTTTAAATCAACTTTAATGGTAGTTCTAATTTCTACCATGTGCGCATTTGGTGGATTTTTATTTGGTCTAAACTTCTATGGTATATTTTTTATTGTATTTTCTTTACAATATATTTTATTCTTCTGCATATCACAGATAACAAAATCTGCTTTTGTAGAAAAAACAAAACAAAAAGAATTAGATAAATTGGAAAGTTTATCCACAATCTTAAATTGTGCTTATTGTAATAAAAACAATATTATGATTTTTACTCCCAATGATAACAATCGAATAGAATTTAAATGTGATCATTGCGAAAAATCAAATGTGGTGACTATGCAGTTTTTAGTTGCTCGCGTAACAGATTCTATAAATCTCCCAACAGTTACGGGAATTCCTTTAGAAAATTGAAAATATGAGAAAACCTAAAACATTAAAATGGTGGGATGATGTTTACAGTGAAGCTTCTGAATTAGCCAGATGGATTGCGCTATACGAAGCAGTGAATACAATTGCTGATAAAGCCGAAGAAAAGAATATACCCTTCGATAAGGTGGAATTAAAACCGATTGCTATTCATAAATACATGGATGCTACCGAGAATTCAACATTAAAAAATGTTTTGCAACAATTGTATAAAATTGATGTATGTTATAATGGAGATGCTCCTAAAGAATACATCAACATGTGTCCAGAAAATAAAGATTTTAGTTATCAATAATCTCCGTATACGCTAGTATCACTACATGGATTATCTAAAGGATAATCGAAGTTTTCTTTAGCTGCTTGTTCAATTATATCATTGTCATCATTAGGATTATTACCAATTCCTGATCCAGCACTACCTGTTTCATGGGAGTAATCATTACGTTTTGCTTTGAAAAACCAAACATAATGTCCAGCAATTGCATTTAATTGGAACTCGTCTATTATTTCGGTTATTTCATAAACAGTTGGTCCTCTTTTTGGAAAATTTAAACGATCATTTCCAAATTCTGAAAGCTTTATAAGATCACCAGATTTTGGTTCTGAGGATAGTCCGAAATTTTTTGTAAAATGGTCAGGATGAATGACCCCATTCATATCACTATCAGCAACTATACCGAATTTTGAAAGCAAATAAGAATCATTATTTAAATTCAAAAGAACAATCATGGGTTTAGGTTCTTTGAAAGTGGTATTTGGCTGTTCGCCATATATAGGATTCATTTCTGATATTGTGGCATTATTGAAATAATAATCCACTTCTTGCCCGTTTATCTCTATTTGCTCTCTCCACCAACCAGAGAAATTATTCCTCTCGTTTATGTTAAACTGTTTATTTAAAAATCTTAGCTTTTCCATGTTATGCTTTTTTAAATTCTACTTTTTTAAATTCTATTGTCCATTTATTTGGGGGATTAAAACATAAAAATTTACCATTTCCATTACCGTCTTGTTGTTTTATAGACAATTGAAAAGGTTTAGAGTAGTCTTTATTTTTTAATTCGAACCCATATTGGGTTGCTAATCTTTGTGCATCCATTTGTGTTATATTTTGTCTTCCTGCATTATATTTTGCATTAGTTACTTTGGATGAAATGTATTCATTCGATTTTTTGTGTAAATCAGCTACTATATTTTGACTTTTTCTATTTGTACTACCCATAATTCTGGAAACAGATCTATGATGTGGGTTTGATGCCATTTTAAGATTTACTATATTGGAGTTTTCAAAAAATAATTTAAAATTCATTATGTATATACTTATAAAATAAAAAACCCTGCTCGTTAAAAGCAGGGTTTTTTATTATTCA